CCGTAATATACGCTATATGTTCCATCTGGAAGAGTATTTGCTTCATGGTTTTTTGCAGCTTTGAAATAAATTATACCGTCAACAATTTTTGTAACTACAGGCGTCGAAGCTTCATTGACTAAAACATTTGAATTTTCATAAACTACCAAATATGAATGATCTTGCTCAACTTTAAGTAAGCTAGAATTATATACATAATTTAATTCATTATTTCCTATGTCAGAAAATAGCCAGTCATTAGTAGTTATGTAGTCTTTTAACTGGTCTATTATTATTCCGCCTTTTCAGGGGCGGAGTATTATAGATCTTCTGCTGAGGACTTGCTAAGTTGCTTGTGTTGTCTAAATATTTAAACCAGCTCATATCATAACTCTATATATAGTATTTCAAAATCGTATTTATCCTTATATTCATCCGGAATATCAATACTGATATTAACATCTGCAACCGGAACTCCACCTATTAGTATATCAGGTGTAATGGAATCAACTTTTATAACCACTTCTTTTGCAGCTGAGTTAATCTGTTGTAAATCAATCTCATTTCTTACTGATTCATAATCTATGTCTATAGACCTTATTCTTTTAGATCCATCCGATCCAGAATGAGAATGTTCACCTATTTGAACTCCGTCTATTTTTGCACCGTTGTCTACTGTTATGTCTCCGGTTATTACTCCACCAGATTTCATTAGATACTGAGGGTGACTATCTTCGTTGAGATCATCTAAAAGTGAATGACTAGATTTTAATGAGTTTATTTGAGATTCATCTACGGATAAACTAGAAAGTAGCGCGGCATAGTTTGTATCTGTTTCTATGGTAACAATTTTTTCTCTACTTACAGCCTTTATAGCTAGTTGAGATATGAAGCTTGTATACTTTCTTCTTTGTAAAATAGATTGATATAACGAGTCGATTTTTGCTGATGTATTGTTTCTTCTTTCTAATAAATCAGTTAAAACAGATTTAAAATTTCCCTCTGCGGCCAATAAAGCTATTGCTGCTTCTTCTGACAAACTAGGCAATTCTGTTTTCATATTTGTAGTTCTTATATCTAAAGCAAAATCAGAAACAACTTTTGTTTTGAATCTTAATGAAGGGCTTAGATACTTACTGTAAAACACATTACAGTTAGTCACTAAATCTTTATGAAGAGTATCTAGTTGACTGTCTATAAGCGTTGTTAAAGAGTTTACTTTGATAGAAAAAAATGCTTGAAATTGAGCGGCTTGTTTTTTAGTTGTTTTATCCACTTCGGTTTCTGGCAAGGCTGTTGGCGACGATTTGATTGATTGGGCAAAGAGTTCCTTATAGTGGATTGCCATTTTGAGCCAGTATAGGTAGTACGATGCGACTTGCTGTTGTGAGTCATCTTCATAATTATCTCCAAAATCTGCACCTAAAGAATCTATGATGCAATTAGTTTCGTTTACTAAATACTTAATGATTTCTCTAAAATCGTAAATGTGACCAAACGTAGTGTTTGATATTAAATTATCGTATTCTTTTACAAATTTTCTATAACCTCTTGTTTGAACTCCTTCCGCATAAAGATATTGATCAAAGCATATGAAAGGCGGTCTTGGATATTTTAAGCTGCCTACATATCCTTCTATTTCTATTTTTGGATATGGGTGATCTACTTTATTAATTTCATTCCAAACATAGTCGTGTGCTTCTTCTAAGTTTGGATTATTTAATGGGTCTAATTTTACTTGTCTTAATAAATCTTCTAACTCTTTTAAAAACTTAACTAGATCTGCAAAACTATTTTTTGCTTCTTGCCTAAGCGATTGCAAAGGAACTGAATATGGTTGATCGTTGCCGTATGAAACCCCAGGCTGAAGAAGTGCTGAATTTACCCCACTCCTAGAAAATGATGATTCAGTTGAACTACGAGAAGATGATTCAGTAGATGAGTAATCCAATGTTACTTTTTGTTCTGTTGAAATTTGATTATCTATATTATTAATTAATGACATATCTTACCTAAAACATTTTTCTAGAAACGCGTTTTACTGGTTTTCTTTTACCAAAACTTGGCATCAGTGGAGCATTTCTTTGAGTAGTCACTATGATACCAGAAGAAGGTGTTTCTTTATCTGTTTCATCAGATACGCTGCTTGACTTTGGCATAAAGAACGTGTTGGAAAAACTTTCTGTGTTTTTTGCTACTTTTAATTTGCTAAAATCTCCATAATTTTGAGTTATAGCAAGAAGTGCTAACATTAAAGCGTCGTGCGCGTGATCCATAGCCGAACCACCAGCTTCAAATATAGGTCTTCCCATTTGTGTTGTTCTAACAACAACATATGAAATTAATTGCATATAAAGTTCTTCATCTGAAGCTGGAAATAGAATTGCTTCTCTTTCAAGGTATTGAGTTAGATTGTCCACCATGTATGGTTTAATTTCTTTTTTAATTGGTAGCTTGGTATATGGATCTCTTATTTCTATTGTTTCGCCAAAACCTATTCCCTTAACTCTGTCTCTAAGATTTGATTTTGGATTTTCTGTTCCATACTTTCTTAAAAGCTCAACCTGAACTTCTCCATATCCACGGTCAACATAAATGTGTTTTGGATGAAAAGATTCGTTTAATTCAACAATTCTATTTACTCCATTAGTTAGCGTGTATTCAGACTTAGGAATTTCTTCTCTATATACAACTCTAACTTTATTCCTAAATTTTTCATCCTCATAATTATCGTTACATGTTTCTAATACAACTATGTTTGTTCCAGCACCGTATTTGTCCCAGTCAACTCCAATTGTATAAAAAGATCTAGCTGATTGTATTTCAGGGGTGTATTCCCAAGATGGTTCTATGAAAGCTTTATCTATAAACTTTCTAGGATAAACACCTTCTGAGTCTTCGCCCCAGTCTGCTTCAATTTCATGACGATAACCCATCTCTGAGTATTGCTCTCTAAATTCATCTTCTTGCTCTTTAGAGAAATAAGGGTTGCAGTATGAAGGAAACCAAAACTCTTGGAATCTAGCACTTCTGCACCATTCCCAAAATCTTTCTCTTCTACCAGTTGGAGTTGAAGCTCCAATTAGTATTTTATCTGGTTGATCTTCTGCCGTTTTCTGCAACATTGCGTAAAGCGCATCAAGGTCATCCGCGTGCATGTAGTCCATTTCGTCTAATACAATTACGTGTGCTTCTTGACCACGAGCTACGTCTGACTTGCCACCTGAACGCATACCAGAAGTAAAGAATCTAATTGTTGATCCATTGGAGAACTGGATCATAAATTGAGGACTGGTTACTTTTCTAGTTATTGAATTCATGACTATTTCATTCTTAGAAGCTAGTCTAAGAATTTCTTGATAAATCAATTCAACGTGCGATTTCATTGGAGCAATAACTAAACATCTTCCATCTTTATGCGTATAGCTATAATGGAGTAAGGCAATTGCCATACTGAATGTTTTTCCTAAACGACGACCTGCTCTCAATACTTTTCTGAGTGCTGGATCACGCAAAATTAAAGTTTGGTAAACTCTTGTTTCTGCTTGAAGAAAATGTTTTGCCCATCTACATGGATCTTTAGATATATGTATTTGTCTTTGTTGATCAGCTGAAATTCCGCATATCTAACAAACTATTATCGACATCAAAAGGTTCGTCAATCAATAAAGCTAATTCTCTATTTGTAAACTCTCTACCTTCAACTGGCGTACCATCAGCCCAGTTTATATGACTTAATTTATTTTTAAAAACCCATTCAATTCTGTTAACCTGTTTTAGATATTCTGGATCTTGCGCTTTAATAATTTCCAAAAGATCTTCCCTAGAAAGACCTTCTAATTTTTTACGAAATTCTTTAGTTTTGTCCATAGTATATTCTACCCGAAATGCGAAGCCATCATCGCACCTTCTGAACCTAGTAGTGATCTAGCGTTTAATCTACTGTTTTGAATTGCAGCAACACCTCTAGCTCTAGAGGTTGCTCTAACTTCATCATCTTTATAAGTTCCAAACATTCCACCATACATATTGCCTTGCATTGACTTCATACCATCTTTACCAAAATTAATTCCAGCTTTAACGGCTAACCCACCAAGCTTAGCAAGTTGATAAGCCATATCTGCTGCAAATATTAAATTAAGTCCAGGGATGGCTTTAGCTACTGCTTGTGCGCCAACTGCCATTCCCACTCTTGCTCCACCAGCTTTTACAGCTTGTATTGTTCCTCTAGTACCAAGGGTCTTGTGGATGCCCTCTCCTAAGAGTTTTTGACCCATTTTTGCTGCACCATATTCAGTCATTGGCATGGCCATACCAAGTCTATTGGCAACTGTTACTCCAAATTGACCATTTGAATGGATACCTTTTGCCAATCCTCTAACTACTTTTTCTGCGTTGTCGGTTAGAGTAAGTGTCCCTG